CCGCGGAACCTGACCGGGCGGTCAAGTCAGGGTCGGTCAAGTCGGTCAAGTGCTCAAAAGGCCTAGGAGCCCCAAGAACATAAGGCTTGAGGTGGCTGTAGTAGCGGCCCTGCCCCTGCGTCCGGAGTTGCAAGTAGCCTTGCCCCTCGAGCTGGGCGAGCGCCTTCTTGATTTGGTCGGTGCCGCCGTCAATGACCTGCACGATTTGGTTTGTGGACAACTCCGCGCCATGGTCTTGCATAAACTCAGATATCCGGCGCATCAGATACTCGTGAGGTGAGTAGCCAGTCTGACCACCCACAATGGAGATCTCAATGCGGTTGTCGGGTTGCGAAATGAGGTCAACGTGCCCGACATAAGATGCCTCTTGACTGATGCCGCGGACGAAACCGGGCCTGTCTTTGGTGACTTTCAAGTTGAGCTTGCCGTTGCTGCCACGACCGAAAGGCATCGAGACATCGACAGAAATAGCGACACCGTCAATGTCTGCACGTTTGGCTTGGGCGCCGATAGCGTAGTTGCCGCGGCTGTCCTTGCTCTTGGTGACATGGTCAATGGTCAAAATCGCGGCACCCCACAAGCGCAGCGGTCGCAAGACGACCTGACTGAATTGGGTGGCATCTTTGTTCTTTTCTAGGTCTAGACCGAGCAGGTTCATGGCGGCGTTGACACCGTCCACAACAATGAGAGCGGGCTGGAAATCGCGAATCGAGGACAAAAGGGCCTGTTGCCCAACTGCGTCATAGGGCCCGTCAGGGTTGGCGTACTTGAAGCGCTCAAAGTGTTCCTTGAGGACACCGAGTGCCTTCAGACGTCCGCGAATACCGCGCTTGGAATCCTCGAAGTCTATGTAGAAGACCTTCTGACCCTGCACAAGCTGTTGACGCACCGCTTCCAGTGCTACCCAAGTCTTACCAGATTCACTCTCGCCAAAAATAGCATTGACCTTGCCGGCATACAGTAGGCACTGTCCGTCTGTCCTGTAGAGAACACTAGGAGACACATCGGTCTCGTCGTCATCAAACTCGACTGGTCTTGGTAACCAGCTGGTGTCGGGCTCTGTCGCTGGCAGTGCCGCAAGCTCGGGCTCAGGGGCGGCCAAAAGTGCTGTGACATCGATAGGCTGCAAAGAGCTGGCAGACCCGGTGCCAAAGCCCTTCGCAGCTAGCGCCGACGCTGCCTTGTGGAAGTCGCCGGCGTGTTCTATCAGGGTGTAAGCGGCGAACTTGCTGTAGCCACGCTCAGCCTCAAAGATAGTGCTGGTGCTAAAGACAAACAGCAAGTCGCTGCCCTCGTAGTTGGTGGTAGCAGAGATGCCCTCAGTCTTGCCCGGGCGGCGCCATGCGGTCGCCTGTCCCTTGGTGAAGACCTTGGACCACCCGAGAGGCAGCAAAAGCTCGTCCCACGACGTCTTTGAGTTGTAATCGTCGCCCGGTAGGGTCGAGTTTGCGTCCCGGTGCCTCTCCGTGACCTCAGAAGCTACCACCGAGGCCTTTGGAAGTTGGTCGAAATATCTAAATAAGGAGTGAAGGCTTTCGCGCTCGTCTAAAGTCAGAAGTGGTATTGTCTCTATCGAGCCCGAAATCAAAGACCAAGAGCCACCTGACGGGTGGCAGGTGCCGCCTGACGGGGCGACAACGACGAAGCCACCTTCTCCACGGGTCTCGGCAAGCACATCAACACCGTCGTGTGCGCCGGGGCGTCTTGCCAGTTTGGTGTTGCCGGGCACTTCGCCGTCTAGCCGGTAGAGCCAGTGCAAACCGCCGCTTGGTGTCATTTCGCAATAGCCGCTGGTGAGTCTGTCCCAAAGCTCAGAAAGTCCAGCTTCGCCGGCCATTTCTTTCAGCTGGGTGTGCATTCCGTCGGCGACAGCGCGACCTTCCAGCTCTAGCATCTCGAGATTTCCGGAGATCTGACCTGTTATGAGTCCGACGCCGCGAGCGCTCTTGAACCAGTCTTGCAGTTCTGCTGCTGTTGGCATCTTGTGCTGGTACTCTTTCCAAGTGCCGATGCCGGGGCGCTTAGAGCCGTCGGCCATGACTGGCACGACAGAGCAACCAGCCGCAGCGAACCTAAGCGCTGCAGTAAAGACGTCTAGTGACACTTTTCCCCCGTTCTTGAAACTCACGTGCGGTGCAGGGCCTCGAACCCACTGCGTCCCGGCGGCTTCCCCTTCCGCTGTACGCACCGCGCCTTCCCTAGTTGGTGGAAGGTTACCCCCTAGGAAATCTAGAGAGGCTTAGCTCCAAGTTGAGCTAACAGAGCTGCCACTTCCGGCGGCACGTCTGTGCCTGCGATTTTGGTGGCTGCTGGTTCCCCGGACGCGCCCTTGTAAGCCTTGGCCTTCGCCACGGCGGCCGCGTCGGTTGAAGCGTCGGCGAGCACCCAAGGGGCTGTCTTGCCGGGCTTTGCGACTCCCTGCTGAATCCGACAGAGCACTTTTTGCCCAATGAGATTCTTCAGAGCGTTTCGGATTGCGATGTTGAAGAACAGCACGTCGGAATGCTGCTCATTCGTATCTAAGTTGACCACGTCGCAAGAAATGGCATCAGCTTTACCATTGACGGTGTCGATGTCCTTGCGGTAGTCGAGCGGTGTGATGATAAGGAGCTGACCAGCGAGATCTGCTGCCTTGGGACCTGCTGACGCCGTTAGCGGCGCTGCGAAGTCACTCATTTGTTTCCCCTGCTTTCTTGTTGGTGTTGGTGTTGGTGTTGGGTCCTTCAGATTCGGCTATCATCTTGACGATGTCGTTGATGGTTGGCTCAACCGGTTTCACCGGGGCAACCTTCGTCGAGAGCTTTACTGAAAGGTTTGAAGTATGGACACCAAGAACAAAGACGCGAGGTCTTAGCAGGTATCTGACTCCAAAGCTGCGGGTTAGCTTCGACATCAGCCGTGGCCAAAAGGCTTGTGATGGTGTCGAGCCGTGTGAACGCGTCGAGCGCGATTTGCGGGTCGTAGTCCCGAATGTCCAAGTGAGCGTCCGACAGCTGACCGCTTGTCGGAAGGTAAGCGAGTGCAACCTTCTTGACGTCGGCCCCCTGAGCAGCCAGTCCATAAGCGTAGAGATGGACTTGAATGACGTGCTGAGGGTCTGCTCCGTCCTTGCGGTAGGTGGCCAACTTAGACGCACCTGTCGTTTTCCAGTCGAGAACCACACCGTTTTTGACGTCATAGAGGTCCACGGTCCCGCTAAGGTTCCCGCGGATATTGACTCTCTGCTCGACGAGGTAGCCCTCTTTCTTTCCGAAAACCTCAGCAAGGTAAGCGTGAATAGCTGTTCCGACCTGCGCACTCCACGACCCGCCTTGCATTTCATTCGGCTTTTCCCAGTCGAGTAGCTTATACGCGATTCGGCGAGTGCAGGGGTGACCGATTTCAGAAGGTCCAATGGCAGTTTGGGTGGCGCGGGGTGTCCAGATTCCTGCTCGTGTGACGACGTCAAGAATCGCGTTGGCATAGGACTTCTCGTCGCTGAATAGCTGTGCGTAGGTCATTCGTCATCGTCCTCATAAATCTCCTCGTCAGGAATTGGGCCGGGGCGTCCCCAGTCAGGCCTTGGCACTATCGGGTCAAGAATTGACATCGGGCTCTGCTAGCGTAAATCTGCGAGACTCGGACTCCCGAGACAAGAAAGCGTAAATCTTTGGGTCGAGAATCTCTTTGGCCTTGGCCACGTCAAGTCTGAAAGACTTCACCTTGGTCCAGCGAACAGCGACTCGGCCGTTGAGCAGTCCGATCTCGTTGTCGCCCATAGACTCTTGAATGCGGCCCTTGACCTGCTCGAGCTGCTCCTCGATGGCTTTCGCCTCGCCTTGCAGCTTGCGGTAGAGCTCTATCCAAGCCGCCACGTCTAATGGCAGCTCGACTTTCGGTTTGTCAGCGTCGAATGCGCTCATCGTTCCCCCTAATACCACTTGTGTTTTTGCCAGTGTTTCCAAGCGCCGCAAGGTCCGGAGCTGCCGTATTTGCGACCAATGTAGGCCAGCGCAGCGACGACTTGCGGGACTCCGTGCTTGGAGTGGCGCATTCCGAGGTTGCGGTAGGTTGGCTCAAGGAGCTGTCCGATGCCACGGGCAGTACTGGACGGGTTCTTGGCCTTGGAGTTCCAGTTGCTTTCCTTCTGCATTAGCTTCTCGAAGCACCGAAACTGTTCGGGTGTAAGTAACTCCTTGGCTATAAGCTTTGGACTCACTTGTGAGAGCGGTGGCCTCGGTTTGAAGCTCACCGGTACTGCCGGTTGCGGTGCTAGTGCAAGTGCAACCGTCGCGGCAACAATGGCTGCCACTAAAGGTGTCGCTATCTTTGAGCGCATAAACGCTCCTCTCGCGCAGATCAGTCGAACTTTGGTTTGTCATAACCTGCGGCTTTCAATAGGTCTAGTAGGATATGCAGTGGCACGATAGCGGGCCAGTCTGCTATGTGGGCTTCCCCTTGACCGTCCAAGCGAAGTATCGCCACTGGCAAAACCCCTTCTTGATACCGGTCTCTTAGTTGCTTCATGGCCATCGCGACATTGATGCCGCGGCGAGCCTTCACCTCGATGTCAACCCCTATTACCCCAGTGACATCGGTGCCGGAACGACCACTACCCGCTGGCTGCGCATAGGGCCACCCGTTGTTTCTAAAATATTCAGCGACGATTCGCTGGCTTTGGTACCCCCGTTGAACGCGGGAACTAGTCACCAAGGACTCCAAACCGTCAGCTGGAAAAAGTTGTGCAATAGCCATAGTCGGTTGCGCCTAGGCTGATTTCTTTGCGGCATTTCGGGACCTGTTCTCGTATTCGAGGTCCGCTTCTGAACCGACGTGGTAGTAGCCTACCGTCGTGTCTTTGTCGTTTCGCACCATGAGTGCCACGACTCCTGCCGGCAGCTGGATTCTGTACCAGCTTCCGAAGCGGTCAACGGCAAGACTCTGAATGTGGTCTGCTCGTTTATCAACCTGCTTCTCCAATAGTGAAGTGAAGAGGTTATTGGTTTCTGAGCGCTTGGCTCGTTTCCATTCGTACATGAGTTTCCTTCCCCCGTTGGTGGCCACTAGTGTAGCACAGATTTCTGACAACTACAGTTCCGACACGCCGGCCATCGTGCGTGCCTCTAGTAAAGCGAGTTTGAGCAGAGCGAGTTGGTCCCACACGTGCTCGGTGCCAGCTGGTGCACAAGTCTCACGCTGTCCTGACTTCGCGCTCTCATAAGCCTCTTTGCGAGTAGCGCCCTCGCGAATGTACTTGTTGAGCATCGTCGCCGAGCCCTGTGTGGTGGTGTTGTAGCGCATCTGCGCCACGTTCACCTGCAAGTTGCGAATGAGATCAGTCGTGCAAAGCAACACGTGCTCGGTGATAGCACACAGATCTGGTAGAGCAACGCGCTCGACAGATGAGTGGCTGATGTCGCGCTCGTGCCACAAGGCGATGCCCTCAGTTATGGGCATGACGTACGAGCGAGCAAGCCGCGCCAGTCCCGCGATTTTCTCTGAGGTAATCGGGTTCGCCTTGTGGGGCATAGATGACGAGCCTTGTTGCCCGGGAGCCTTCCCTTCAAACAGCTCCCTGACTTCATGACGCTGGCCGTGACGGATTTCAAGGGCGACCGCATCACATATACTTACAAGGCTCGCCATCGCGTATGCCCAAGCGCCGAGTGAATCGCGCATCAGCACTTGGGTTGCGCTGTCGGGAGCATTGAGTTCGAGCGCCTTCGCCACGTCTAGCTCAACAGCTCGAGACACATGGGCATAGTTGCCCAGCGGCCCCGAAATATGAGCTGTCTGCACCCCCTCTGTCGTGACGATGATGCGCTCAAGCCCCCGGTTGACAGCAAAAGCAAAGTCGGCGACTCGGTAGCCCCAAGTTGTGGGCTCTGCGGCTTGACCGTGTGTCCTGCCAAGTCGAATCGTGTCGCGATATTCAAAAGCGTGGTCGATGAGAGCAACGAGTAGGTTGTAGCCCGCATTTAGCACTAGCCAGTTGGCTTGTGAGAGCAGAATCGCTTGACCGGTCTCCACAATGTCCGAGCTGGTCAAGCCGTAATGCAGCCAGCGGTGGATTTCGCGGTTGTCGGTGTTCTGACGCCATGCTTCAATGAAAGCCATAACGTCGTGCTTGAGGATTAGTTCCTCGTTGTGAACTTGCTGTGGTGTTGGCAGAACCGTGACATCAAGCGCTCGCCACAAGTCTTTCGGGACGATACCCCTTGCGCCCTGAGCTTTCATGACTTCGCATTCGACTCGGGCCCAAACGGCGTACTTGTTGGGTTCTGACCACACCGCGGCCATCTCATTTGATGTGTAGCGGTCTATCATGAGCGAAGTGTAACACACACTGACTATACAGCCAAGCGAAGGGTCAAGCCACCGGCGTGTCGTGTTGTGCTGTATTGACACCGTAAATACGGTGTGGTTTAATTTCTGTATGGACGGGGACGGACCCCGGACGGGAAGGTAAAAATGGCAACAACACACAGAATCACCAACGTAATCAAGGTCGCTGAGTTCGCAGATCTTTACGAGTCATTTAGCACAATGGACAAGTCCCAAGCTTGCTACTGGCGCGTCATCGAGCTCATTCAGAAGCAGACCGAGGCCAAGCAGGCTAAGTGGTGGGCTTACTACGACGAGCGCCGCAACCGCGCTTATCAGGACGAGCTCACCAAGCGCCTCATCGAGGCCGAGAAGGCAGGTGCATAACCGTGGGCGCGATGAAAGACCTTTGGATAGAGATCGACCAAGAGATGCACGATGTGAGCAAGTGGCTGGCCGACGCGGCCGAGACTCAAGACCCGGACGAGATGAAGTCCGCAATACGCGAGGGCATCGTGCACCTGCACATCGCGCTCGCCACCTTCGAGAGAGTGGGGTCGTGAGCTGCCAGCACACCTTCATCGAAGCACCACTCCGGACAGTCATCTTGTACAGTTGTACCAACTGCGAGGCTGTCTTTGTGGTGACGCCGACGGGGGTGTATGAGGGCCAATGACACGCGAGTATTTCAAGGCATTTCTGTCAGCTCGCTGCACCTTGGGCGACCACAAGCGTTGCACTCAAGTAGCCCACATGGGCGCATTCCCGAGTAGGCGCCGACCGTGCAGTTGCGACTGTCACGACACGCCGAGTGACGCTGTATTGACACCGTAAATACGGTGTGCTATGATTTCTGTATGGACGGAGACGGACTCCGGACGGGAAGGTAAAAATGAACGGAATCGCAACACAGACAGCACTACAGATCAACGAAGCAGTTGAGGTGGTAGTCAACCACTACCCAGTCAAGACTGCACCAAACGCATTTGGCGGCCACGACCTTTGGGTGGATAGCTTGCAGAGAGGTCGCGTCACTCGCAACGGCGTTTGGCACTTGGTTGAGGGCGCTCGCGTTTGCACTGATGACAGCTCCATTACCGTCATGAAGTTTGAGCGCAGCGGCGTTGCTAGCAGGGTCACATTTGAGGGCACCATCTCGGTTGATTTGCTCGTAGCCGCCATCAAGGCGCTCCTCTAATGAGCTACCGAAGCGACGAGTGGCACTGGGTCTGTTACAAGTGCGGCGAGCGATTCGACCGCAGCAGCGAATGGCAAATGAGCCTTATCGATAATCACATGGAGCACCACAAGCAATTGGAGACACGATGAATACCAAGCAAATGCCGAACACCGGCGCATGGCAGGTGTCAGCGACGGTGTCGAACGGCCACCACGAGTGGCTCGAGTTTTCAACGTTTTACGGTGTGCCCGAGAAAGAGGCCATCGCTCGCTTTATCAACGCGGTACACTCCGCAGGTTGGACGGTGATAGAATGAAGCTAAGCACACAACAGAATGCAGAGCTCAAGAAGCTCATGGACTGGCACTTGCACCAAGCATCTGAATGCCGCAGTGCCGATGATATCGGCGAGCGCGACTTTCACACTTGGGCTGCCATGCTGATCTCAGTAGTTAGGCAGACACGATGAAGCTGACGAAACGCGGCAAGCGCGTTCGCGCTGTGCTCATTTTGGCTGGTATAATAGCCTTGTATTACATCTCAACACACTTGTGGTGGACTGGCACCGGCTACTGCTGGGGCACAGGCACCGAATGCCTACTGGGGGGCCTATAAATGAGTAACCAAACACCGATTCGCACTGTGCGTGTCCCGTCGAAGTTGTGGACTAAGGCAAAAGCCAAAGCCAAGCGCGACAACACCACCGTCTCTGAAGTCATCAACAAAGCACTGGAGTCTTACACGCAGAAATAGCGATTTGCCCCCACCACTGTCTACCTTTCCAGTGGTGGGGGCGTCTCTTGCTGCTATCTAATAGCCCAGCCGTAGTCTACAAACCGGTTTTCGATGTCTGAGTAGCTGGCCCTTTGACCTACCAACGATGGCCAAGCCGCGTAGGCTCGCACCTTGGGGAGCACTTTGCTGTAGGTCAAATCAACCGGCCAGCGGTCGTCGCTAGCTGCTTGAATCAGGGTGTCATACAACTCGGCTTTGACACCGTAGGCGTGAGTCGTCAGCGAGCCGTCGGTTTTGCGCAGTCCTTCAACGCCGATATCAACCGGCAAAAAAGTATTCGAGCCAAGATAGAACATCTGCCAGTCCTCGGGCAACTTGGACACGAGCTCGCTGAAGTTGGCGGTGAAACTGTGCCCAAACTCGGCGTCGTCCTCTAAGATGAGCAGACGTTGCACGCCGGCTGCTTTGGCATCTTCTATCACGAAACGGTGGCTGGTGGCGCAAGCCGCGATGTTGGATATGCCTAAAGCCTTGGCATCAACTGCGCTGTAACGCACAAAGTCAATGCCAAGGCTCTTGGTCTGTTTCTTTAGCTCTGCCAGTCTGTCCTGTCGCCTGTCAAGGTTGATGACAACGACGCGGTCGAAAAACTCGTTGAGCTTCACGAATGTTAGTTTGCGCCGCGTCCAAACTCTGTCGCTGAAGGGTCAAGCCACTTCAACACTGGCCCGAGGAATCCAGCGAGTGCCGCTGCTCCGAGGGTCTTCCAGTTGGTTTCGCCGGCGAGGTACAGTGCGATGGCAGCTGACGCTGCGGCACGGAACCAAGTAAGAGAGATCTGCTTTAGTTGTTCCATTACAGGGCCTTTCGTTGGGGGTTGTGGAGCTTGCAGCAGGTGCATACAGGTGCCACTGCCGTCTTTTTCTTTGCTGCTGGTTGAAGTCTAGCCCGGATTTGGTTTGTGACCTTTGGTTGGTTCAGCCACCAAAACCAAGGGCTAGTGTCATCAGCGGAATCAGCAACAATAGAAACGTGTAGATGCTTATTGTGAGGATTAGAACCGCTGTAAGGGCGGTTGCCAGCACGCGACTTAGAACGCGACCAGATCTTTTCAGCAAAGATGAGATATTCAACTCGTGGGTCCTCTTTCAACTTCTCAAAGATGACAGCACAGTCGATGCCGTTCTTTGGGTCGTGAGTCAGATCAACTGCAAGCCCCGTGTTGTGGTCACTATTTGGATTCTGTTTGACGTGCGCAGCAGAAGGTAGCAAGCCGTCGCTCGCCTTCAAACGTTTCGGAGCAAGAGCAGTCGCCTGTCGCAACAGAGCGACGGCAGCAGCGCTCGGCTTCTTGGCTAGCGGTTTCATTCATTTCCTCAATGCTTCTTTGACGAGATCTGTGAGCAAGTCAACCTTTTCTTCAAGGTGTACCACCTTGTCTTTTAGACTCGAGCCGCCGTTCGGTTTCAACTCCGATAGGTAGTGCTTTGTCAAGTGCTTTACTCCCAAGGCCAAAGCCCCAGCGAGAGTTGTTACGGATACGGCCAAACCGGCCCAGTCTGCAGGTGTCATTCATCTTTCCCTTTTAGTTGTGCTTCGAGTTGCGCGATGCGAGCGACGAGTACCGCTTTTTCTTGAGCTGCGGCTCCTATCTGGTCTCTCATCGATGACAACACGATGGAGAAATCGATCTCTCCGTCCATTAGTTGCCCCCCTTCAGTGTGTTGATTTCCTTGTACAGGTCTTGAATCAAAGACAGCATCGCCGGAATGATGAAACGCTCATTCCAAGTAACCGGGCCGTCCACTTCATAGTCTACTGCTATCGGATAAATCGCGTCTACTTCCTCTGCGATAAAGCCCGGCACCATGACGCCGTACCGGTCATCGCTTTCTGATAGATAGCTCGACTTATAAGAAAAAGCTCGTACAGGAATATCAAGAAGCGCCTTGGGGTCAAGCCCCGGAATGTCGCCGATGTCGGTGATGTTCTCTTTGATGCGAGCACTCGACGCGTTGTTGTACTGGAACTGGCCAGTGCCGCCCGTTGTCCAGCGCACGTTCGCCGTGCTGGTGGTGTTCGGAATGTTCGGGGCGTTGATGTTGCCGTAAGCTTCAAGGCGCCCAAAGATGTTGACAGCGGCTTCCATCGAGATCGGCGCTGAAGTGCGAAGCAAACCAGCGTCAGAAACAAGACGCAGGGTAGTACCAGCTGGGGCGTAAAGTCTTGGAATGCCCGAGTAGCCACCTAGCTCGTTGAGAACGTCAAGTGCGAAGTTTTGTGTGCTAGTTGAACCAGCGTAAAAACCGGCTGACCCCATGGAAGCCCTAGTACCGGAGCCGTTTGATGTTATACTGATGCCGGCCGAAGTAAGCAAACCGCTTGCGCTGTCAACGATATTGATGTTGCCAGCAGAGCCGATGGTGGTCGTGACGTTTCCAGTGCCGAGAGTGAGTGAACCGCCGGTGATAGTGGCGTTTGGGGTGATGACGGTGCCAGTAAAGGAGCCTGTTGTTGCGATAACAGTGCCAGTAAAAGAGCCGGTGTTGGCGATGACGGTACCGGTGAAAGTGCCGGTGGTTGCAATAACTGTGCCGGTGAAAGTGCCGGTGTTGGCGATGACAGTGCCAGTGAAAGTGCCGGTAGTCGCGATGACGGTGCCAGTGAAGGTGCCGGTGGTGGCGGTGATGCTGCCAGTGAGAACAACGCTGGTGGCCGTCAAAACGCCGGTAGCAGCGTTTAGAGTGAAGCTGCCGTTGGTGCCAGTGATAGCCACGCCGACTGCGAGTGTGCCAGTTGTAATAGAGCCAGCATCGATGTTGGCGATGACCAAGCCCGAAACAGTGGTCTGAGTCCAGCTTGTGCCGCCGTTGCCGGTGTATTGCGCGATGATGCGGCCAGCGTTAGGGCCAGTGGTGCCGTACTGAAACCAGATGTCGCCGGCTGTGTTGGCAGTGGAGCCGGGTGTCGATGTTGAATAAGTGACTTTGTTCTTGCCGTTGGCAGTTGCTTGTGCTGCATTCGCTGTGGTATTGGCAGTGACTGCTGTAGAGTAGGCGCTGCTTGCTTCTGCTTGCGCTGCCGTTGCGTCTGCCTGCGCTGCTGCAGCGTCAGCGATGGCCTGAGTAGCGTCTGCCTGTGCGGCTGCGGCATCAGAGAGTGCCGCGGTGGCATCTGTTTGTGCTGCTTGTGCTGCGGCCAGTGCGGCCGCTGCGTCAGCGAGCGCTTGTTGCGCGTCTGCATCAACCTCAGCAAGTTGTTCAACAGTTGACGAAACGCCACCAGCGATAACCGAAGTGACGGTCATGTTGGAGCTTGTAACGATAACTGGCGTGATAGTAACTTGCGGACAAAGTGGCATGGTTCCCCTAGATAGTTATCGTGTAAGGGTCAACGAGTGACGCGAAAAAAGTGGCACGCCAGTTGTTAGAGTCTATCGTCATCGCGATGCCCTCAACCACGCAGTTGTAAGTCAGGTTGCGACCGTCGTAGGTGCGACGCTTGACTGTAATCAAGTCATTCAACTCAGTTGACAAAAAGTCAGTGGCTAGGGCGCCGATACCGATAGCGCTGAAGTCGATCTTCTCTGCAAACGGTGTTGCGTCGGCGTCTTTGCGAGCTGCGTAATAAGCAAGGTTGGTGGCGGCAGTGGTGGTGTTTGTTGGAGCGTCGAGCTTCTTGCTTTTTAGTCCGTATGTGCTAACGCTCGGGCCGTATTTGGCTGAGACTTGCAACTCGCCGGGTCCACGGAATACGACTGCTTCGTTATAAACGTAGTCAGTGCCGGGGTTGGTAACAATGCCGTCATAGCGCACACTGTTAGCGTCGCCTTGGTCAGAAAAAAGCAACTGTGTGGGGCGCGAGAACTTGTTAGAAAGAGGCACGAGAGTCGCGACACCTGTGCGGCTGACATAAAACCGGCCACCGATAACGTTTGCGCACTGTTCAAGCAAATCCATGCCCGCAAGACCAAGAGTGGTAGGCAACATCTGCACGGTGCCAGTCAAGCTTCGTGCGCCCGCAGACCAGCCCAAAAGGTCTAAAATGCGACCAGCACGAGCTGCTGCAGTTTCTTGGTATTGAGAAGTGGCTAGCGCCGGCACCATGGTCTTGCCAAAGGTCGCGATGCCGTCCACAAAAGTCAAAGAAACAGTCGGATAGATACCTTGGTCAACAGCGTTGTCTTCAAGGTAGCCAGTGTAGATGACGATGCCGTTTCCGGAGATCTGCACTTGCATGCCGGCAGTCAAAACCCCATACCAAGGCGAGCTGGTGTTGCTCGGGTCAAAAGCTCCGGACTGGTTGTTGAGAATGACATAGGCTGTGCCCGAGTCTAGAAAGAGATTCTGCTGCTCACGACCACGGCGAATGGACACAGAAAGAATAAGACTGGCATCGACAACGGTGAAACCGCCACCAGTGCCGAAGCTAACCGAGAGCGTTGGGATTCCGGCGACCATTAGAGTGCCAAGAACCCGCTGCCACCAGTGCGGCGGCGATAGTAGTTTTCAAGGCCATTGTTGATAGCAGTGATGAGGTCCCCCTGTGTTATGACTGAACCCGCGACATTGACGGTGACGTTGCCGCCGTTCATGTTGGTGGTTTTTGCGATATTGCCGTGACCGGCAGACGCGAGAAGTGAGATAGACGGCGCTGACAGGCCGAGTTTTGCTTGTTTGACTTGGTTCTTGCGAATCGCCTCAAGAGTCACCGAACTCTGTGCTCCAAGGTCTTTGCTGGAAAGTTTGTATTGGTTGCGTAACTTGTCAAGCATCTCTTGCACTTTGAGGTCTTCTTTTTGAGCAGCAGTTAGACCTTGTGTGGCACCAGTAAGCCCTTCGATGCCTTTGGTGTAGCTGTCAACAGTCGCCTTTATGCCCTTGGTGTTCAGTTTGAAGTCGGCAAGGCCGTCTGTGGCTTTGTCAGATTCTTTGTTGAACTTGTTCATCGCGATGCCCATGCCAGTCAATGCGACTGCGAATGCGGCAGCACCAGCGGCAGCAGAAACGCCACCAGTAGCAAGTGCAGTTGCAGCGGCAGACGCGAGCGATACTGTGCGCAGCGCTTTCATGACTGTGATGATGGCTTGAATGCCTTTGACAAAACCAGCAACAGCAGCGGCTACTTTAGCACCGAACAAAGCCGCGATGATGACTGCACCCAGCGAGGTGAAGACTTTGATGTTGCGAGCGACAAAAGAAAAGACGTCGTACATCATCTTGGCGAATGCGATGCCGTACCCGATGCTGGTTTTGAATGCGCCAGCGATTTTGTCACCGTTTTCGTCAACAAACTTCTGTACAGCGGGGATTGCCTTCTGAATAATGAGATCGGCGAATGCTTGCACCATTGGCAGCAACTTGTAACCGAGTGTCTCTGATGCCTCACCAAATGCAAGGCGAATGCGCTCCATTTGACCGGCGAAGGTGTTGGCGGCGGCAGCGGCAGCGCCTTTGGTCTCTTTGGAGATCTCTCTAAGCGCACCGGCAAAGTCTTTGGATTTGACCGTTGCAGCTGAGATCTGCGGAAATAGTTTTTTGAGTGCGCCGATGTTGCCACCGTAGGCCTTGGCCAAAAGTGACGCGGCGGTCTCGAGGTCGATGCCTTTGGCAGCCGAAATATCGAGTGCCACGCCAAGCAAGCCTTGAGCTTTAGAAATGTCGCCTGTGACTGCTGCGAGTTTGCCAAGCGCTGGACGAAGCTTGTCGTCTGCAACGCCAAGAGTGAGCTGTAGTTTGCTGATGTACTCTTCTGTGGCTGCTATTGCAGCGTCAGTAGCACCGACGGTGTTGCGCAGTGAGTTAGCAAGCAGCGCCTGCGATTTTTGGTCTTCCATCGCAGCTTGCACAGCATCTTTGCCGATTTTGACAGCAAAAGCGCCGGCGGCAGCGGCGGCGAGTCCGAATGCTTTTAGAGCCTTGTTTGCGAACTTGCCAAAGCTCTTTTCCATTTTGGAAATGTCTTTGACTGCGGCTTTTGTACCTTTGTCCGAATACTGCGTGAGTATTCGAGCGACAATAGCGCCAACGGCCATCTCTAAGCTCGCTCTCTATTCAAGTGCTTTTGTAGCACTGCCTTAGCCTCTTCAAGGGCTTGGGCTACGTTTTTCTCTATCCGGGCGCGGTCTTTGTCAACAACACGCCACACAACGCGTGACGCTTTGCCGAATCTTGCACTCAAAGTACGCAAAAACTGCATTGACCCAGTGCGAGCAACCGTCGCTTTCGTCTTGCGGCCAGCAACTTCAAAAATGGCACCAGCAGCAGACTTGTTGAGCAAGGCGCCAGCAGAGGTGGTGTAGTTGCCTTTGCGAGCCCTGCCTTCTGCTTTGGTCTTTCGGATACCAGCTTGAATCACGCCAGTATTCCAACCGGGCCAACCAGCGCCGCCTCGGGTGCTAGCGCGGGGTCTAGCTGGGTCTTTGGTGCGCCACCCGCTCATTGGGCTGTTGCCCACTGCGGAAATGATGTCTTTAGCATCGCGTTCTGCGCCAGCAAGCTCTGTGTTTATCACCTTATTGAAACGTTTGACTGCGTCCTTGTCAAACATCTTTAGAGCGTCAAGAGTTTCCTTGATGCCTGTCAAGATGATGACTTCGGTTTGTTCAGCCATTTTGTTTTTTAGCTCGTTCCTTTAGATAGGCGATTATTGCTTCAAGTACCCCCTCAGGGGCATCAAGAAGCGCCACTGGAGATATGCCGGTTTCCACCGAGATAGCAGCGATGGTATAAGTTAGGCTATCTCGGTGGATTCGAAAGAACTGTCACTGTCTAGCTCTGCCCTCTCGAGTGTATCCAAGAAATCAGGGCCCCAAGGCTTGACAATGACGCCATTTGTTTGCAAGGCTTTCCAAGCTAGCCAAAACACGTGCTCGATTTTTTGCTCCTCAGCAAGCAACTTCGGCATTCCTTTGCCGAACTGCTGCTCAAAAGCAACAATGATGCGCGGGGTCAGCTTGTAAGTGACCTCGTCTGCGTTGACTTGCTTGACCTTTATTGCTAAGCCGTCCATGTTTCCCCCTTATTGAGTTAGGACTTTGAAACTGTGCCGGAGATCGGCCAAGTTACTGATGCTGTTGCCAATTCGCCAACAGCGCCGTTGAGTGGAGTCCATTCGGACACCAAAGCGCTGAATGTATAAGCAGGTGAGCTGCCAGCTACTGGGCGAACAGTCATTGAGACCGCTGTGCCTAGCGTTGGAAAGACCACCGCTTCGAGAGCGCCACCCGCATAGTCTTGGTTCAATTCCAAGGTTATGCTGTTGTCTGCAAGACCAGCGACACGTGTGCGAGCTGTGTTGCCGAATGCAGTTGTCTCTACAACTTCGTAAGTCGTATTGAGAGTGATTGAGGTGACGTAGCTGGAGATGTCGGTTGTGCCGAAAGTGACGGCTACGTTTGTCAGAACTATGCGAGCCATTACTACACCGCCTTAGTGATTTCGCCGGAGATCGGCCAAGTGACAGACGCAGTGGCTAATTCGCCGACGGCGCCGTTGAGTGGTTGCCACTCCGAAACCAAAGCCGAAAATGTATAGCTCGGGTTTGTAGCGCTGGTGGTGCTGCCGTTTGGTTTTACGACGATGGTGGTCGTGGTGCCGACGAGTGATGAACCGCTGGTATTGATGGTTGCTTCAACGTTGGCAGCTGCATAGTCCTGCTGGAACTCGATAGTGACTGAGTTGTCGCCAAGACCTGCAACACGGGTGCGAGCTGTGCTGCCGAAAGCCGTCGTGTCAATAACGTCGTCGGTGGTGTTGATAGTGATGCTTGTAATGTGGTCGCTTAGGTTCACGCTGTTGATAGTGACATAAGCATTGGTAAGGACTAGGGCTGCCATTAGTCTTTGGCTCCTTCTTGTTCGACGGTCTTAGCTGCGGTATTGCCCGACAGGTGCCCAGCGGCCACTAAAGCCTCGATATTGAGTCCAGCGTCTTGCAATTCTTTTTTGGTGACTGCGTCACCCTTTTTCTTGCCTTTGAAATCAAAGGCGTCTGTTAGTATTGAGTAGTTCATTAGTCTCCTTGGCCCCAAACGGTTACTCGGTAGCGGTATGAAAGGTAGTCAACATCGCCCATTTGGTATGTGCCATGCTCTGCCGAGGTAACTCGTAGAGTATCGCAAGCACCACCGAGCGTGCGGTCAGACTCAATGGCTGCCTTGATAGACAGTGAGCCGGACCCAGCTAGGTACTGGTCGAGCTTGTCAAGTCCTGTGCGCTCCGAAAAGCGTTGGACAATGACAAAGACGTCAAGGTTGGCTTGGTCTAAGCCGCGGGCGTTATTCAGATCAAAAGTAAAATCAAGCTGACCGACTACAGCGCAAGGTGGCACGATGACATCTGGTACGATGTCGTAAATGCGCAAGCCGCGAACGTCGCTGAGGTTGTTTTTCAAACCTTCGCGTATGTCGCTTATAATCACTTCACGAGTCCTGTCAACTTGCGGAATGGACGAATCAACGCTTCAACGTCCGGGTCAAGTTTAGCACTCAAACGCACCGTACCCATTTCAGGCGTGCCGGCGATGCCAAAAGGAGACTGACGGCGAATGAACAAGCGAGATGCTTGAATCTTGGTGGCCATGGCGATTTCATGTGGCACTGAGGACCAGCCCCAAACGCCTTGCACTCGCACTGACTGTGGCAGATTGAATGGGAAAATGTAAGAACCAATGGCGATTAGCCGTGTGTAGGGCCAGCCGCGGCGTGGGTTGTTGATGGGCTCCACCATGTAGTCTGATGCGGTCCAAACCGTGTCGTAGGTTTGGTCAAAGTTGTCGTCTGTCGCGATTTGGTTCAGAGAGATGAAGTCGTCAACGTTGCAGTTGTACCAGTCTTGCGCTGTGTAGTAGCGTGTTACTGGTGCGGCCTGTGTGCCGTCTTTATAAAAGAAACGGTCGCAGTAATCATCAACCATGCGGCTTGCCGTCATGATTGCGGCTTCTAGCGCGGTGTCGTCCTGAATGTCCTCAATGGCGAGGGCTGTCTTCAGGTCGGACAGGGTGCAGTATGCGTTTGTCAGTGCCACGCTGTTTCCTTTTCTTAGGTTGCTTTTTTATTGCTCGCTCAAGCTGGGGCTCAGCGGTTGCGGTTTCTAGCCGTTCTCTGCTTGCCACTTTTCGTGGTGCCTTTCGTCGAGCCAGTAAGACTTTTGATGCGGCAGAATGGCCGCGGTGTTGACGTGTATCGGAAATCCTAGACTGCGCACTCTGCGACTGAACAGCAGATCTTCGCCTGTCCAAGTGCCGTTGACTGGGCCGTCCCAAAACCAGCACCAGTCTTTGCCTTGGTGTGGGTCTGCGGTCTCGCGCATCTTTTCAAGGACGCTGCGGTGTATTAGCAAACAACCAGTGCCGGCTGCTTCTACTTGAAAGACCGCGTTTTTATCGTATTTGTCAAGAGGCACAAACCCAGCAGGTGTGTCTTGAAATATCGTGGGCATCGGCTTCGGGTAAACGTTTAGAGCCGCGTCCATCGCGGCGAACACCAAACCGGTGACTATCGGTCGTTCTTTATCGTGAGCGGTGTCGCAAAGCAGGTCAAACACCTGCACCGACAGTTGCTCGTCTGTGTCTATCATCAGCAACCAGTCAGACTCGGTTTGCTCAAGAAAAGACTTGACGACTTTATTGCGCATCTTGCTCAAAAGACCTGAGCCGCGCACTCGAACCAGTGGCCCGAGCCTTGTGTTGCGTGTGGCAACAAGCTGAAAGATTCGCGCCATGAACTCGCCGGTAACGATGCCCGGGTCACAAACGCCTATGGATACTACGTGTCCTGTTTTCATGTTCCCCCTGAGAGAGGTGCAGGACAGAAAAGTCGGGGGAGTCTTATCTGCCCTGCACTCTACTTATTTAGTTGTTCGTTCGACTAGAACGAAGGTGCTACGAGACCAGTACCGCTGATGATAGAAGCGGCGGCTGGGTAGCGCTCTGCTGTGAATGCAGCATAGCCGTAAACGACAGTCTTGATAGTCAAGCTGCCCGGTGCTGTTGCATCGAAGCGGAGTGAGAATGGAGCACCCGATTGCTCCCAAAGGTGCATTTCGCGTGAATCAACCAAGTAGATTTCGTCTTGGTTGGTTGCTGCGCCGTAAGTTGTGCCTACGTTTGCATCTGTAATAATTGGGAGTCCGAGTAGCTGGTAGCCGGAGTTTGCGTATTGAGCAACTCCTGCGCCAACACCTGCTGCATTCATTGGGCCGTTAGCTGTTGGAACAACAACAGGGCGTCCTGTTGAGTCTGTAGCTGCGAGCAAGAATGCTAGGCGGCGTGGGTGCATAATCCAGTGTGTCGGAGTTGTGAAGACGTTGCTCTGAACTTGCTGTAGTGCATCAGCGAGCTTTGGATAGAGCAGCGCTACTGTTGGAGTTGTAGCTGTGAAAGTAACAGCGTTTCCACCGGAAGCGCGGATACCCTTGATTTGACCGTTGCTGCCGGTACCATTCAAGACTTGTGCGTCAAGAGTGGTGTGCCATGAGCGAACGAGGTCGCGAAGTACGAACTCATCAACGCCAGTTCCGCGCTCGATAACCTGACGGCTGAGGTCCTGTTGTCCAGCGATGGTGCGTACGTTGACAGTGAGTAGTGTGTCATCTGCGTCAGTCTCAGAAACAGCAGTGTTCTGTGTTTCTTGAACTGCAGTTGAAGTGCCTGTGGTCATTCTGCTGATGTTCAGCGTCATGCCTGCAGGTGGGAGTGGCATCTTGTTTGTAGCGAAGTCAGCTGTTGGGCGTCCAGCACGTGCCAAAGGCGCAGCTAGGTCAACTAGGTACTGAGGTACTACAAGGCCAACGAAGTTACCTGTGTCAACGTCACGACGTTCTACAGATTCTTCCTTCATGTGGCGTGCGAGGCGCTCGTTTGCTGCGAAGTCGTTGCGGACTTGAGCATTGAAAGCATCGCGAACGAATGAGTGTCCGGATTCAGGTGTGTAGGTGCGTGGTTCAGAAACGACCTTGATTCCTGTTGCCTTTGGTGTTGCTACTGCTGCTACGGCAGAACGTGCTTCAGCAGCCTTTGCGTCTGCTTCTGCTTGTGCTGCGAGCTTGTTGATTTTTTCATCAAGCGAGCGTGATTCAGCGACGAGGGCATCAACCTTCTCGGTTTCCTCAGCGGTCAAATCGGTGCGGTTCTCAGCTGCTACTGCTTCGAGAATTGCATCCATTTCGGCCTTCACTGCATCGCGGCGCTCAACGACTTTGTCAAGGTATGACATTAGTGTTTTGCTCCTTATGAGTATTGGAATCGAGGTGGTGGCGATGAGGTTCTCGGCGCCCGTTTAGGGGGTGAGAGTCTCGCTCCGACTTCGTATCTGTTGGCGACGCCAACAGAATGCTATTTTGTGCGCTCGACTAGCGCTTTAGCTAGGCGCAGAGAATAAGTGCGCAAAGCCTCTTGTGTGCCAACTTGAGTCAAGCCCGGGTCCTCAACGATGTCCGGTGAGCCGGCTTCGACTTCTACCTCGGTCTCGATCTCGTCTTCAACTTCTGCCTCGTTGGCGTCCATCAAAGCGGCCATCATGGTGACAGCCTTCATGACGTACTCGTGACCTTCTGAAAGGTCATCGAAAATGGTCTGTAGGACGAGCATCGACTCGCCTGTGATTTCGCGGCCTTCTTTGACGGCCTCGATAGCCTTGCGTAGGTGCTCGCGAGCTTCGACCGAAGTGGTTGGGTAAGCTGGGTAAGTTACAACAGAAACATCGCCGTCAGCAAGAGAGACCTCAGTGAGTGTGCGCTCTGTGCGGTCTTGATTCCACTTTTGGCGAATAACACGGAAAGCAAAGCTCATTTGGTCAACATCGCCGCGCTGCACCAAAGTCCAAAGGTCGCGGGCCTCAGTAGTGTCAGGCAATTCGGCTTCAAAACGAAGTCCGACTTGGTCTTCTGTCAATAACAAAGTGCCATTTTTGGTGCGGGCCAATGGCAAACCTTCATGGTTGATTAGCAAGCGCACATCTGGTGTCTCGCTAAGAGTCTTGCGAAATGCGCCCGGAGCGATGCGCTCTGAAAATGGCAACGGCACGCTCGAATCATTGAACACCGCCGCATAGCCGGCGAGCTTCATCTTGCCGTCCGCTTCGCGGGTTTCGACGTTGCGCACTGTGTATGTGCGACGCTCGATTTTCTTCATCTTGCTCCTGTCTTCCCCTGTGCGTGTGCTAACTTCACCGCCGGGTTCGATGTCCTCAGAGATCGAAACCGCCACCATTTGGTCGATAGCGCCTTGCTTTGTGTCATGGCAACCCATTGTGGTGTAGCTGCCGTCTGACTCTTGCTTGACAGTGGCCCAGCCGGAGCAGTCGCTCTGCTGGTCGGAAATGAAATATGGCATTTTAGACCTCGTAAACTGATTGCGGGTTGGTTGGGTCGATGGTTGCAACGCCCTGAAGCTGTCCGGAAGGAACACCAGTGTGGTCAATCCGTGGCAGGCCAACCGCTTGCAACGCAGCAGCTGGGTCGAATCCAACCTGAATCAAGTTGGTTGCTATTTCAGCGCGAAGTTTCATGCCGACCTCTTTTGCATCGGTGAGGTCGATGTTCTGCAACGGCACTCGGTACTGATCTCCGTCGGTAACTGGTGCCATTTCTTCGAAAGCGTGAACGTCATTGACTGACAAAAAGCCTTCTTGCAGACCTTTCGTGTAAGCCTCATAGCGCTCGAGTGTGGTACCACGAAGCAAGGCATCAAGATTGAACTTGATAAAGCCGTCTGACTCCGGAAGCAAAGGAGAAAGAGCTTGCTCTAGGCGTTCCAACAATGGGCGCAGCGAGTGCTGAACGAAAGACAGGTTCTGAGCTTCAACTGATGCGAACGACATCGCGCCTGCCACCGGGTGGCCGAGAAGCGAGATCGGAACACGGAAAAGACGGGCGATTTCTTCGACTCCAAAACGGCGCACTTCAATGAGCTGTGCATCTTGGGCGTTGAGTGCGAGCGGCTTGAAAGACGCACCACCCGTCAAGACACCAAGTTTACCAGCTCTGTATGGTCCTGAGTGGTCAAGACGCCAGTTGCGTGAAATGCTTTCGATTTGCTCTTGTGTCATTTCGCCCGGTGCTTCGATAACGCCGCCGGGATTTGCAGCGTTGCCAAAATAAGAAGCCGCATAAGTCTCAGCCGCCATCGCTGAGCCCACAGTGATGCGAGCAGCTTCGATAGGGCCGAGACCGTAGTGGGTTCCGGGGAGTCTGAACATCGGAATATGGACGAGCTCATCTTTTGTCAGCGTCATAACGCTGGTCATGTTCTCGTCAAAGACTTCATAAACCAGCGGCTCATTGACGCCAAGACGGCGAATGCGAACGCGCTCAGGGTTCAAGCAATACAGCTCAATGACCTCACCAGCGTCATCGCGCACTGTCAAGATGTAGGCGTTGCCGCGAAGGTTGAGGCTTGCGATTACTTGCTCAAAGAACTCAAGCCGTGTGGTCTCAGGATTTGGCTTTGTAATCCACTCGGGCTGCGAGCCATAGACTGCAGCGTAGGAGATTCGGTTGCGGCCGCGGCGAACGTAGGCGCCAAGCGGAAGGCTAGAAATCGTGTCACCGAGAAGGCGAACACACGCATAAACGGTGGACATGCGAATTGCAGTGTCCGGTGTGACATCAACGCCGGCGGGTGAAGCGTAGGCCGGACGACCGGGAACAAGCGGCTCCACGAACTGGTTCTGTGCTCGCTTTTCGCCTGCTAGACGCAGTCTCTTTGATAAGCTCATCTAATCGCCTTTGCTGTTGTGTCGTACCAACCCTCGCCCCAAAGGGTGAGAAGTCTTGTGAAGTAGTCCTCGTATTTTTTGGCTATGACATCGAGGGAGTATTTTGATACTGCGTGCTGGCGAATCGCTTTGTGGTCGAGGTTCGCAGCTTGCGTTGCCGCCCACATGAACTCGCCAAGAGTCCTGCAGCGGAATCCGGTAACGCCGTCGATGTTGGTCTCAGTGAAAGCGCCCCAGTCAGTTGTTAGGGTGGGGGTGCCACATGCTTGAGCTTCGATGACGACGTTGCCGAAAGGTTCGATATAGAGAGTGGGAGCGAAAGTCGCTATTGCACCACCCATGAGCTCGGCTCGTTTTTCAGGGCCGACTGCGCCAACAAACTCGCCGTAGCCACTGCCAGTGCCGGGGCCGGCCAAAATCAAACGCTTGCCAAGGCGCTCGCAGACTTCTTGCGCTATCTGGTAGCCTTTGCGCTCGATTAGACGACCGATGAAGAGGTAATAATCGCCGTCGTGGTTTCCGAGTGGAAACATCTCGGGCTCTAGATAGCCCGGTATGACGGCGTCGTAAAAGTGGCCATCAACAGCGGTCGGATTTTTGCCGCCGGCGTAGATGCTGTGCATCCAAGCGTAGGACTCAAAAACGCGGTATTTGCTAAAAACACCGCCATAGCCAACACCAAACTCCACCGACATGTGCTCAGGGAAGGCATCGGCGACTGGCTTGTGGGCCCACCCGCCGATGAGGCAAATGAAGTCGGTTGGTTGCAAACGCTGCTTCATCTCGCGAATGACATTCGCGTTGAAAACCTGCCAATGCGGCAGGTTGGTGTCAAAAGAAGCTGAGGTGTAATGGCCACCAGCACAAGCTGCCTCGCGCTGATCTTCATAAATGCAAGTAACAAGCTCTGTCACCGGTGCTTCTACTTGTTCGCCAGCGTAAAGAATGACCTCGTGTCCGAGGCCTGTCATCATGATGCAAAAGCGCCGCACTTTTTCGGTGTAAGCGCAGTTTGCGAATGCTTTTGTAACTTGCGTGTGCGGCAAGCTAACTACATGAAATCTCATTGGTCCCCCGCTGCTTGCCTAGTTTGGCGATTGAAATAAAACTTCGTTAGACGCAATAAACTGCACGTCAGCCAAGTCCAACCCAACCGAAGCCAGTTTGTACTTCAACGCGTTGATTTTGGCTTGTAAAACTTCGTCGTCAGTCAAAATGACAACTTTCCACTGCATCACATACTCGCCATCGACAAAAACTGGCGTGTCCATTGTGGCGTACTGATTTTCTTCAACGTGCGGTGGAACTGTTTCTACAACTTTAGCCCAACCCTCAGGCAAAACATCATGTTCCGTATAATCTGGGTGTTCGAGTTGCACATCTCCAATGTACCTAGGAAATTCGTTCGTGCCAATTTTGATAAAAACGCTCATCATTTTCCTATACTCTAATGGTTGCAGTTCCCGAAGCATAGCTTGTGGTGACTTCGGTTATTGTTGGTGTATTACTGGTGCCAGCTGGTGTTCCAATAGTTGGCGACCAATTTGTTACTGTGCAAGAACCAGCCGCGTCAACCATGTCACCGGCTGCATAAGTGGCTGTGTAGCCATTTACCGTTACAGATTGGCCAACGCCAGTACCCGACAGCAAAGTTTTGCTAACAGTCGCGTTAGAATTGCTAAGGTACTGGTTTGAGGCTATGTATAGGTTGTTTGCGTCTGCCTTGGTTTGGTAGCCGTAAACGTTGCCAAGTAAAGGCATCACACGTTGCCATTGTAAAGTGCCGCTGGAGTTGTACTTCGCGACGTATTGCCAACCAGTGTTGCCGCTATACATCACGCAATACAAATTGTTAGAGCCATCAATGGTCATCGACAAACCGCGCAAATATGTTCCGCGTGACAACTCACGTTGCCATTGGACTGTTCCGCTTGAATTGAACTTTATCAAAGTGCTTGATTTTGCGGGGGTTCCGTTTCCGGGCCAACAAAAAGCGTACACGTTTCCACCACTGTCAGTCACAACATCAACTACGTCGAAATAACCAGTATTGCCCGATATGTTGATAGTCCGCGCCCACTGCAACGAACCGCTTGAATTGAACTTAGCCACCCAGCCATCGTATGGCGAAATGTACCGATACCCGCCAACATAAGTGTTGTAAGCGCTGTCGCGCCATATGGTGCTGCCCCTTGGTTGGTCGCCTCTTATCGCATACTGTGTGAAAAAAGTGCCAGACCCGTCGTAGCTGCACACAAACGCTTCTCCGCCATTTGCGTTGTTGAAACCAGTAAACCAGCAGTCACCAGCATCTTTTTTCACAAAGTTTCGGTTGACGTAGATGTCTAACACAGAAGAATTGCGAAATCGCCTTTGCCATTGAAGCGTGCCACTCGAATTGTATTTGACCACCATGGCGCTGCCCATAGCAGTCCCGGAGTTTTGGTCTTTTACTGCTCCGTAAACAAACAGATTATCGCTGGCGTCTGTATCCATGCTCCACGCGATATCGTATGTCCTTGATGTTTCCGACGTTGATATGGCGCGTTGCCACGCGAGAGTGCCGTTCGTATTCCATTTGTTGATAATCCAACGGTTGTTGCCTGATGTGTCGGCGCCGCCAGCAGCCCACGACCCGTCTGAAAACACGGCCACCGACGCGTAATACTCCATGTTGGCAGCTGGTTCGTCAACTAACCACGACCAACGAGCTGCTGTTTGTTTAGCCAACGACGACGCTACCACCCCAAGAATTGGCATTAGGCGATATCTCCCGTGGCGTACCAAGTATCAGTACCAGCTTTGATTAGCGTTATAACCGAATACTGAGTTCTAGTTTTAGGTGCAGTTGAAGTCGCACCTGTCGAAGCAAAAGCAACGCCACCAGCCGCTTGCACAGTAACTTGACCGGCGCCGATCTGGATTATGTTTATGAGTGTGCCAACTGGAAAAGCAACACTTGAGTTTAGCGGAATCGTATAAGTCTGAGCAGACGCATTATTGGCTGTAACCAAATCGTCTTTGTCAGAAAGGACAAAAGTGTAGGTCGTGCCAGTTTGTGCATTGATGGCTTCCACGCCACCAGCTCCAGTTGCACCTGTTGCACCGACAGAGCCTGTTGCGCCAACTGCACCAGTAGGACCAGTGGCGCCTTGCGGCCCAGTAGGACCGGTCGCACCAGCCGCATAAGCGTAGGCAAGTGAGTTCCAAGCAGTTGACCCGTTACCGAGCTTCCACTTGGTAGTGTCAGTTTCAAGTCCGATCTCGCCGATGGCAAGTGTCGGGTTTGTAGAGGTCCAGTTTGCAGCTGTATCTCGTCTAAACTGTATCTGTACTGGCATCTTTTCTCCTATGCTCCGCCACAGTCAATGGCTGTCAAACCGCCGTAAGTGCTTGTTGCATTTCCGCCGTCAATATTGATGTAGGCCGCGCCAGTGGCTCCTGTTGCGCCTGTTGCGCCACTTGGGCCTGTTGCTCCAGTTGCACCTGTCGCACCGACAGGGCCTGTTGCGCCAGTGGCACCAGCACCGGTCGGTCCGGTTGCACCGGTTGGTCCGACTGGGCCTTGCTTGCCAACGACAGCGTAAACCCACGCTGTGCCGTCCCAATACTTTATTGTGGCCATGTTATCCTTCTAGTGGTGGTTGAAACTCGTCAGCGTTTGGGTTTTCGAGCCAACGCAAATAGCGTTGATAATCTGAGTTGGTTTCGCTAATGGGCACGCAACTGATTACGCCGTTTTCCTCTACCTCTATAAAAGTGTAGTTGGCCAACGTTTTTTCGGTGTATGTTTTCATTAGAGCTCCGCGCTTGCTGAATAGTGACTACCCAAATACTGGCCGACTGAGCCACCAACCGAACCAGTAACGTAGTACACGAAACCATTGGTACCAATGTCGATAGGGCTTGCATTGATGTTAGCGCCGGTTGAGTTGTTGTCAACTTTTCCACTTGCGCCGCTGCTGGGCGAATAGATGGTAACCGACGGAGTGCCCCGCATCGTTATTGGAAACTTCGAGTAAAACGTGTTGGAGTTAGCACCAGTAGAAACAACCGTCCACCCAACAAGGCCAACACCAGTGGCGCTGCCCGGAGTGGTAGCCAAATCGTAAGACTTAGCGTAGTACCGCTGGCAGGCCGCAAGCTCGCCTTGAATGGTGCCGGTGGCAGTTGTAAACGGTGTTGCTGTCGAACCTGCCTCGATTTGAAAGTGTGTGGCTTCAATCCACTCACCACTTGGCAAGTTGTTTACAAAATCAACGCGAATCTGAAGGAAATTACCAGACCCAACTGTTTTGCCCGCTATAGAAGGCACTGCGATTTGAAAACTCAAACGAGACCAAGTTGATGTAATGGTTTTGCCGGCAACGCTGGCATAAGAATAAACTGCTGTTGACCCACCACTGCCAAATCCTTGAAGAGCTTCCACTAAGTCTATGCCATAAGGGTTTGCACTGGAACGAGCCCAGAAGGACACGGTTACAGTTTGGCCCGCAAAAGTCGCCACATCTTCAATCATCTGAGCAATACCAGAGTCGTTTGTGGCCGACCCAGATGTCAGCCTTACAACTTTGTTAGAGGTTTGGTCCGCAAACGACCCGTAGTCTATCGTCGGAGTGGTGAAAGTAGTTGTTCCAGCAAAATGCGTTGTTTTCCACCTATCGGCAAAGAACACACCAGCAGAAGTGGTGGAAGTAAAACCACGCTGATTCCAATAAAGATCTCCGTTTATAAACTTGTTTTTGCCAGCTGGGTACGGAACGTAATTCGCGCCAGTCGGACCGGTTGCACCGGTTGCACCGGTTGCACCAGTTGCGCCAGTGGCACCCACGGGTCCGGTAGCACCAGTAGGTCCGGTAGCACCAACAGGTCCGGTAGCACCCACAGGTCCAGTGGCACCAACGTCGCCGGTAACACCGGTTGCACCAGTCGCACCAACAGGGCCGGTGGCACCCACGGGGCCGGTAGCGCCGGTAGGACCAACAACAGAAGACCAAACTGAATCATAATCTGCGTCTGAGGCTTTGACTAGCGCTTGGCCAGTTGTGCCGCCAGCAGGAACAACCGCGTCGCCCGGGTCATCAGTGTCAACCCAAAGAACGCCAGTGCTTGCAGGAGCTGTAGTGCTGAACTCGACACCTTGTGGGCCAGTTGCACCGGTAGGACCAGTAGCGCCAGTTGCGCCAACAGGGCCGGTGGCACCGACATCGCCTTGAGGGCCAGTGGCACCAGTAGCGCCAACAGGGCCAGTAGCACCTTCAGGGCCAGTGGCACCGACAGGGCCGGTAACACCGACATCGCCCTGAGGGCCTGTCGCACCTTGTGGGCCAGTTGCACCAGTTGCACCAACGCTGCCTTGTGGGCCGGTTGGGCCTGTTGCGCCTTCTAAACCTTGTGGGCCAGTTGCACCAGTTGGACCGGTTGCACCGACGTCGCCCTGAACACCCTGCGGGCCAGTAGCGCCAACAGGACCAGTAGCACCGACAGGACCGGTTGGACCAGTTGCGCCTTCAGGGCCGGTCGCACCGCTTGCACCGCTCGGGCCTTGAACGCCCTGCGGGCCGGTTGCGCCGATAGGGCCAGTTGGGCCGGTTGCTCCAGTAGCACCGATAGGACCAGTTGCACCTGTTGCACCAGTTGGACCTTGTGGACCTTCTGCTGCTTGTAAAGTGGTGATGACGTAAGAAAAGTGGGTGGTGCCTTGTGTGATAAAGCTAAGGTTGTGAGCAGTTGCGTCGGTGTTGACGCCGTAGATCTCCACGACCATGCGCTGGCCGATAGACACCGTGGTCGTTGGCAACGTGATATCTGTTGGGGTCGGCACTGGGTTTGCGCCATTGTAGCCGACTAGAGATGTGTCGCTGTCGCCAATGGTTGAAAGAACGGTACCCGAGTTGTCAGCAAGCTTTAGACGGCAGAACACCTGCAAGCCATCGTTGCTTGCTGGCTTTAGCATGAACAGCGTGAAGCGCTGCGTGCCACCCGGGATCAGCGTGAAATCAAACGGAGTGGAGATATAAGAGGCTAAAAGTGAGGTGGTGTTACCAGCGATGTTGACAGTGGTTGTGTTTTCGGTTGCAGACGCTGGGTCTTCTGAGAGCTGCTTATAAGAAGCGACCTCAGTGACTGAAGCATTGAAATAGTAATAGCGACCAGCTACAATGCCCTGCGGACCAGTTGGGCCGGTGGCTCCAGTTGCGCCGCTTGCTCCGGTAGCGCCGATAGGGCCTGTTGAACCGGTGGCTCCGGTTGGGCCTTGAATGTTGCCCACAAAGTCCCAAGCGCCGAGTGCAACGCTCCACACGTAGAGATCTCCAGCGCCAACAATGTAAGCATCGCCTTGGTTGCCGGTTGGGTGTGCAGCTTGAAGTGCAGCTAAAGTTGCGTAACTGCCAAGGATTTGAATGCCTTCGCCTTGCGGACCAGTTGCGCCGGTTGGACCAGTTGCGCCTTGTGGACCTGTTGCACCAGTAGCACCAATAGGGCCAGTGGCACCAGTGTCACCTTGTGGGCCTGTTGCACCGATAGGGCCAGTTGAGCCAGTGGCACCGACAGGACCGGTAGCACCGGTGTCGCCTTGTGGGCCAGTTGCTCCTGTGTCGCCTTGTGGGCCCGTTGCACCTGTTGCGCCGGTGTCACCCTGAACGCCCTGAATACCTTGAATGCCTTGCGGGCCGGTAGAACCAGTTGCACCTGTAGCACCGACAGGGCCAGTTGCACCTGTAGCACCGACAGGGCCAGTTGCGCCAACAGGGCCGGTTGAGCCAGTTGCGCCAGTCGGGCCGACTACGCCAGTTGCGCCAGTTGCGCCCGTAGCGCCGACAGGACCTGTTGAGCCTGTGGCACCGACAGCACCTGTGGCACCAGTCGCACCAGTAGCACCAGCAGGGCCGGTAGCACCAGTTGGGCCAGTTGGGCCTTGCGCACCTTGTGCACCCGGAGAGATGACTTCAACAGTGTTGTTGGTCTCGTTGATTATGACTTTGTTAGCCACGTGTCACCTGCTCTGCCACTGTGATTTGTCCTTGCACCAAGCGCGAAATGTTTGAACCAGATGTAAGCTCCAAATCGTAAACGTAATAGCCCGGAGTAAGTGCCTCTGTTTGCTCGTCGGTTGCAGTCACAGTGATAGTGCCAGTGGCACCAGTGATGACAATGCCACCGTTGGCGGTAGTCAAAGTGAGATCAGCAGTCGCGCTTTCATATGTCTGACGAAGCTGCATCGCTGCTGTGTAACCGGTCAAGTTGATAGGGTTGTTGTTTGGGTCTTTATATACAAAAATGACCGACCACACTGCGCCTTGGTCAATGGTCGTATTATAAATACCAGCTGTCATTTACTAGCCTTTTCTGTAGCCCAAACAAGGAACGAACCCAGTGCGATAGCAGCAAGCGGCAGCGAAAAGGCTGCAATACCAACTGTTACAAGCACTACCCCGAAAATCTCCACCACAAGGCTTGGGTCAATCTTTTTCATGTCTCTCCTAGGCCTGAATTGAGAAGTAAGCAACTGGTGCCGCTGGCTTTTCAGGGTTGAGCGTTGCTTCTGCTCTGCCCAGATAGGCCAAAACTGCGGCTATCAAACCGTCTATTTTGTGTGCCTGTGAAGGCTTTTTGACTTGGCCGTAACGAGTCGGCACCGCATTGAGCACGTGGCGTGTCAATTCGGCCGAGCCGTCGTGCTTGAGTCTGCCTTCTAGCACATCTTCAAGGAATCTGTCAAGTCCTTGTGCCATCAGCTTGCGCTGACTGGCTGGGTAAACCGCTACAACACGGTCAATGAAAGTCGTATTCCAAGCGTCGAGATAAGACTGCCAACCGGAAGGGTCGGCCCAAATCTTGATGACCTTGTATTTCTCGAAAGCCTCTCGCACCGTCTCATCGACTTCAACGCGGGGCACTTCCCAGTTATAACCAGCCGGTCCCGGTGGTCGTTCCCAGCAAGCGATTTGAAAAATCTTGCCGTCTGAAAGCCGAGAAGCGACAAGCACTGTAGCGTCGTCTTTTCGCGAGCCGTCGTAGCCAAGCACAACTTCTGTGCCGGGTTCAAGAGCCTCGGGTTCTGCCGCTGCTTTCCAAGCGACTGCGTCCATGTACTTGTCAGTGTCAGTGGACGGTTGGTTCAAAAAGTAACGCCGAGCATCGGAAGCTCGTGTCATTGGGTCTTGAATCTCGGCCACCAAACGGTCAATATCGAGCCACTGATAAGCTGGGCCATAAGCGACACGAAGCGCTCGCTTCAAATCTTCTGTATTCAACAGATCTGGCACTTCAAGACCTTGTTTGTGGTCAAAAAGCAAGCCCGGATTTTTGATGCGGCCTTCTTGAATTGCGACATAAAGCCTGTGTGTTTGCTCGGCTATTGATTCTTCGCCGACTGCGTACATTGTCGATGTCTCGAGCATCCAAGGGTCTGCAGCTTTGCGTTTTGCCAAGTTGCGTCGCACTGTTTCGTGCATTCGTCGAAGCTCGGGGCTTGAATAGAGGTGAGTCTCGTCTGCAACTGCAAACGACTCTTTTCCACCGTCTTTTGATGCTGATGCCGCTGTTGACGGCACGATTTCACCGCCGCCTTTGATGAAGGTGCGAGTCAAACCGACATCAATGCCGGGAAAATCAGAGCCAAAGTTAGAACGCAAGTGCTCCAACATGTAGCGCACGTTGTCGTAGGTGTTACCCGACTGCGATTCCTCAGTTGCTAAGCATCGAATGAATGGGTACTGAACTGGGCGTCCGACTGGATTTCCGTTTGCGTCCCAACCGTCGAACCGAGCAGGGCCAAGAGCCTCAAAGCAGACAAGCATTCCGGCGAGCTCAGATTTAGCACGGCCTTTCGGTCTAGAGAAGAAAGCGCGTCTAGTTTTGCGGCGCCCTTGCTTATCGAGCTCGTAAGCTCGTAGAACGAAAGTAGCTTGTTCGTCGTCAAGTTGTATCGGCTCCCCTTGAACATCGCCGGGGCCGTGAACTAGGTAGCTTTCTATCCAGTCTATTGCAGTCCAACCAAGCGACAAAAAGTTGTTAGGCTGTTGTTTCCTTGTCAATTTCCCCCACCACTCTTAGCAAGCGCGAACGGCGCTGGTCGGTTAGGGTCTTAGTAGATTTGGCCCCTTCCGCTTCACCGTCGATCTGCAGTCTAAGCCGCAGTCTGTCCTCAGGTGTTGCGCCAAACTTTGCAACTCGAAGTCGCAATTCCGCACCGACATTGTCACCGTTCCAGTACGAAGTGTGGAGCAGTGCGGTGTCGATGAGAAAATCCCAGTCTGTGTCTGTGAATGTAGAAGCCTGTGCAGACTTGCGCCAAGTGTCCCACCAGCGGAAAGTTTGCGAGTGCCATGGGTAGCCAGCTGGTAAATCCGGCCCCCGAAGTACGCCATCAGCCTGCACAACCACAGTCGGTACTGGGTCTGCGTTGCGGCGACGGCGCTCGCTAGCCGGCTTTGGTGCCGGTCCTTTGCCTGACATCTTGCTCCTTGTGAATAACTTGTGAATAACTAATATCCCGAACCCGTACGTACAGCGAGCAGCG